TGCACGGTCGGCACCTGCTCAAGATGATCCAGAAGTACATGAGCGACGGGCGGCTCGTGCGGATCAGCGGTCGCACTGGCGCGGTCAAGTACCTCCCGCTCGTGCGTGAGGTGACGACTGGCCGCTACGACGTGGTGGTTGACGAGGCTCCGACCGGTCCAAATCAAAAGGAGCGGGTGTTCCAGTTCCTCGGCCAGATGATGCCGCTGCTGCGGTCGATGAACCTGCCGCCGAGCATCCTGCTCAAGTTCATGGAGTACGCGCCGATCCCGACTTCGCTGGTCGCGGAGATACAGCAGATCGCCAAGGAAGAGGGCGAGAAGGCGGCGCAGCAGCCGAACCCGGCGATGCTGAAGGCGCAGGCCGAGGCGCAGGAGGCGCAGACACGCGCGCAGCAGGCGCAGGCGCAGCTCCAGAAGATACAGCTTGACCATCAGGCGGCTCAGCTCAAGGCGCAGGCCGAGCAGCAAAAACTGCAACTGGAGTTACAGAAGGGTCAACTGGATCAGCAAAAGTTGCATATCGAAAATCAGTGGGCCAAGCTGGAGATGGAGAAGGTGCAGACCCAGCAGATTGCCGACCAGCACGAGGCAGAGCTGCGGGCTCGCGAGACTGCAATGCGCGAACAGAACGACAAGGCCAAGATCGACGCCGACCGCGAGGCCAAGGAGGCCGAGACCCAGATCAAGCTGGCTCACCTCGACAACGACCGCCTGACGCTCCGCATGAAGGCGATCCAGATGCGGATCGACGCAAAGAAGCTGGGCGACAGCACGCTCCTCGAACGGGCGGCGCTCGGCCTTGAGGCTAAGCGCCATCAGGATGAGGCCGCGCTTGCCATCAGGCAGATCGATGCTACGCCCTCGTCGAAAGCAGAGGCGTAGCGGTGAACGATCTGGTCGGCGACATCGAGGGCGATCTGGCGGCGCTCCTGCGGGAGCTGGATGTCGAGGGCGATCTGGCGAAGCTCATGAGCGAGCTGGACGTGCTGGATCAGCGAGAAGGCAGGCGGACGCACGTAAGCGTCGGTGAGCACCGGAATGCGATCAGGGAAGCTATCGAGGCACGTGACGCGGAGATGATTGCGGCGATCAACCAGACCATCAACGCGATGACGCAGTCGATCATGCGGGCGATTGCGACGCCGAGGGAGATCGTCCGCGACCCGTTGACCAACAGGGTGGATGGCTCGCGTCCGGCTGTGCCTGTGTCTGTCGATCACGGAGCCGACCCGGCGCAACTGGCAAATGCGTCACCCTCGGTGCGCGCACTGTACAGCAGCCTGATGCGGCTGGCTGAGACAGTGGCTGGCGCGCTGGGCCGACCGAAGCGTGTAGTACGGGACGCCGATGGGCGTCCACATCACATCGAATAGAGAAATCACGAGAAGGAAACGACCATGCCTTTTATTGCAGACTACATCTTCGACCTCGCCCTCGCCGAGCTGGATACGAACGCTACCCACCTCTACATTACCAGCGCGGAGGCGACCACATTCACACAGGCCACGTCCACCTACGCTCTGGGCAACAAGGCTACGCCGTCTGTGGGCGCTCCCGCCAACGGCGCGGTCAACGGTCGGCGCGTCACCGTTGCCTCGTTCACGGACGGAAGCGTCACGGCGACCGGGACAGCCACGCACTGGGCGATCACGAAGACCACCGGCTCGACGCTGATGGCGACGGGCGCCCTGTCTGCGTCGCAGGCTGTGACGAGCGGCAACACGTTCTCGCTGGCCGCATTCGACGTAACAATCGCCGACGCCACCTGATGACCTCGGCGATGACAGGAGCGACGGCCAATGGCTGACAATATCGGATATACACCCGGCAGTGGTGCGACCGTCGCCGCCGATGAAGTCGGGGGCGTGCTGTATCAGCGCGTCAAGCCTGTCGTCGGCATCGACGGCGTCGTCGTTGACGTTAGCGACGCCAACCCGATGCCGGTGCGCGACGAGAGCATGTTTTTTCTCTTCAAGCGCCTGCTCAGTTTGCTCGGCTCTCCGATGGGCTTCGACAAGTCGTTGCAGCGTCAGCGCGGGACGGTCGTCGTCGAAAGCGGCACGGTGACGACGGTGACGACGGTGACGACGGTGTTGACGACGAACACGGTGAACGTAGTCACGTCGCTGAACAACTTTGACGGCTACAACGCACGCATGATGGTGCTGGATCAGAACCGCTCTGCTTGGGCGCAGTGCGTACGGGCGAGGATTACCTAAATGGCAAACACGTTCAAAAAAGTTATCGACACGCTGGTGTGGCGGCAGGTCGCGCCAGCGCCGAACGCTCACTCAGCCGGTACTGCGCTCGCGTCAGATTTGCGGGGCGACCTGTCGCGCAATCCTTTTGTGTACCAGCTTGCCAGCAACACCGTCCTCAATCGCTTCAACATCGTGACAAAGGCGTGGAGTTTCGTGCAGTCGCCCGCGCTCGCGGGCACGTTTGCGGTCGGCGCGACGATGGCGTTTGCTCCGTCGCTGGGGTTGGTCGGGACAATCGCGGCGGGAGCAACGACGACGAGCGTGGTGCTATCGACTGCGCTGCCTACGGCGGTTGGCCTCAACATGCTCGCCAACCGTGGCGGCTCCGGTGAATACGGTTTCAAACTCAGGATCATCGACACGACTGCGGGCAAGACTGCGGAACGCTACATCGTCGGAAACACGCTTGGCACAACCCCGACGATAAACGTGCTGTCGAGTTTCGGCTTTACCCCGGCGAGCGGTTCTCGCTACGAGATCATTGCCGGTCGCGTCTTTATGTTGGGCGCGGGAACACTCGCGTCAAACATCTGGCGGTCTTTCGAAGTCGCGTCCAACACGCTTTCGACGGGCCTGAGCACGACCAACCTCCCTGCCACGATTGCGACCGATAGCGCCATCATGGTGCTAGACGAGCAGTTTGTTCCTTACAACTGCTCGCCCGGCGACGGGATGATCAAGGGCGCGTACAATTACGACACTGGTGTTGTGTCGCGCTACGCCCTGACGGCGACTGCGGCTGGCGCGTCAACGCTCACAGGACAGGCTACGCTGGGCGATGCTGTCGTGGCGGTGAACGAGTACCGCAACTTCCAAATCCGCATCGTGGAGGACACGACGACACCGACCGCTGTCGGGCAGCGACGTATCATTGCGTCTCACACGGTGGGAGCGTCGCCGGTCTACACGCTCGGCACTGCTTGGACGGTGCAGCCGAGTGCGACCGCCAAATATGTCATCGAGTTGCCCAACCTCATGCTGGCGCGCTCGTCGGCTACGACGACCGTGTACACGTACAACTACGGCGATGCGACCGTGAACAACGGCACGAACAGCATTGCGTCTGCGGCGTGGTCAACGACTTACTTCGGCGCAGCCTCTGCGGCTAACGCATCAGGCGGCGTGTGGGCTCCATCGTTTGGCATTCAGCCCGATGTCGCACGCAACGCACGTCAATCGTTCTGTTATTTCTTCCGAGGCGGTGCAGCAACGCTCGATGTTCTGGACATCGCCGGATCGATTACCGGGACGTGGACCTCCGCTATCACTTACGACGGATCGGTTGCCCTGACCGTGGGCACGACTGGCGCCTACGCGCCATTCGAAAACGAGGGGCGGATGTTCTACATGAATATCTACACCGCCAGCGCAGTCAGCCAGATGTACCGTTTCGACGTTCAGAACCGCGTCCTGTCGCCGTATGCGCCAACCGACTTCCTGCAATCCGGCACGGCGGCTGCGGGTGGAAGGTTGGCAACGTACGCCGCACTCGATGGGACAGACACTTACGATGTAGTGCTGCTGCAATCGCATCTGAGCACTGTGGCGCAGGAATTGGTGGTGCTGGTATGACCGTTACCGATGTAGTCCGATTAGTGAGGGCGAAGCTCTCAACGCTCAACAGCGCCCACGCGACCGCGTCAGCGAATGGCGACATCGATCAGGTGATCCGCATCGAGGGGGAGATCAGCGAGACGCAGGCGACACTGGATCAGCTATTGTCGCTGCCCGCGTAAATGTTGCTCCTACTTGCGCCCGCGAGTGGAATGGCGAGCTACGCACAGTGGCTCGATCCGTCTGACCTCTCGACGCTTTTTCAGGAGATCACCGGGGCCTCTGCGACGACGCCTTCGCTCGTCGGCGACCCTGTCGGTACGGTGCGCAACAAGGGCACGCTCGGCGGCTACTTCGTCGCGCCCTTCACATCGTGGCGTCCCACGCTGCGGCAGAGTGGCTCGGCCTACTATCTCGAATACGACGCCTCAGTACACTCTCCGGTTCTCGCGCTTGAGACGACCGGCACGCCGACTGTGTTGCAGTTGTTTGCTGCGGCGCGGGTCACCGGCACCGAGAGTTACGGACGGGTTATAACCGCCTACGACGGGACAGGCGCGGACTACGGTTCTTCGACAGGGTGGACCTTCAGTAGGGTCGGCGGCAGTGGCGACTACGCCTTTTATGCGGACTCCACTGGACCGGGTGTCGGCGCAAGTGTCGCCATCGGGCAGGACGTTGACTTCGTTATTCAGACTGAGGCGACGGGCACAACGAACCGCGCCCGCGTAAATTTCGGGACGGCGGCGACAGGCACGTTTGGCTCTTCGCAGACGTTTCCCAATCTGAGCTACCGCTACCTTGGCGGCGAGACACCGATCAGCGGGCGCTTATATGGCGCAGTCGGCCACTTGGGCACGGCGGTGCTATCCGGCACCGCCGAAAGCGAGATCATCACCTACTTGCAGGTCAAGTATGCGGTTGCGCCCTCGCTCACCGCGAACAGCATCAGCTCCGCGTCGTCCACGACGGCAGTCCTGAATGGCTCTGAGAGCGACGGCACGCAGCTATTCCAAGCCTCAAGTGATACAATTCAGGAATGGGATAACACTGTTGATGCGTCCATCACGGAGGCGCAGCTTGCGCCTGATGGGACTTCGACGGCTCGTCTCTTCACCGAAGGAACCGCAAACAATCGACACCTAGTCTACGAAGTCGATTACAACGTTATGCCCGCGAACACGGTGCAGACGTTTACGATTTACCTGAAGTCAAACGGTCGGCGCTACGCGCAGCTTCTGCCCGCTGCGGACGGCGGCGGTCATTTGGCTTCTGTGTTTGTCGATTTGCAGGACGGCGTCATCACTGACACCGACATCATCGGCGGCGGCGCTAACTCAGAAATCATCGACACCAAAGTTGCACAAGCCGCAAACGGCTACTGGAAAGTCTCGCTCGTCTTCAGGCTCCACGCAGCGGCTGTCGTATGGCATGTGGCTCTGTCTGATCGGGCCACATATACAGGAACTCTTTACAACGACTCTCCGGGTTATACCGGCAACGGCACTTCCGGCATTTATATGTGGCGTCCCAAGGTGGTCGCCGGGAATGTGCCTGCGGTCGGCCCGCTTATTCTGACGCAGCTGCACGCGCTGGCAGCCAACAGCATCTCGTCTGCGTCATCTGTCGGCACGCCTGCGCTCACCATTGCTGGCGAATTAACGCCCAACAGCATCTCGTCTGCTTCGTCTGTCGGCACGCCTGCGATCACGCAGCTGCACGCGCTGACTGCGACCAACATCTCGTCTGCTTCGTCGGTTGGCGCACCCGCGCTGACGCAACTGCACACGCTGACGGCGACGAACATTTCTTCTGCTTCTAGTGTCGGCACGCCTGCTGTCACGCAGGTACACGCGCTCGCTGCAACGAATATCTCGTCTGCCAGCAGCGTCGGCACGCCTGCGATCACGCAGCTGCACGCGCTCACTGCGACTAGTATCTCGTCGGCGTCGTCTGTTGGCACCCCTGCACTCACCGTTGCGGGCCAGCTCGTTGCCAACAGCATCTCGTCGGCGTCGTTTGTTGGCACGCCTGCGATCACACAGCTGCATGCACTGACCGCTGTCAGTATCTCGTCGGCATCATCTGTCGGCACGCCGACGCTCACGCTTGCGGGCCAGATTGCTCCCAACAGCATCTCGTCGGCCACCAGTGTCGGCACACCCGCGCTGACACAGCGGCACGTGCTGACTGCCAGCAACATCCTGTCTGCGACCAGTGTCGGAACGCCGGGGCCAGCGATACCGGCAGACGCGGCACTCGGCGGCACTCCGATCAAGCGGCCACGGCTTCGTCCGCGCGCCCGCATGCCGGACACCTCGTCGGTCGAGACGACTGAGGAGCTGGAAGAACTACGCGATCTGGCAGAGGCGACGACCGAAGCCATTGGCTACCTCTCGCTGCCCAAGCCAGAGCGCCCGCCCCGCACGCTGACGACTGCCATCTCCAGTCTGGCAATGGAGCTGGCGCTCCCGGTCATCGATTTGAGCGCCGTATCGATGCAGCTCGCCGAGCTGGACCAGATGCGGACACAACTACGCGAGCTGAACCGGCAAATCGCCGAGCGGATTGCGCTGGAAGAATTTCTGCGTGCCGAAGCGCAGGATGAAGAAGACGCGCTGGCGCTGTTGCTGGCGTAATGGAGGACGACAATGGCTGACGACATCGACAACCAGCTCGCGGAGCTGGAAGACAACGCAGAACTCACGCCTGAGAAGGGCGAGGGCGGGCTCGTTGACGCTGACGGAGACGGTTCCGGCGCAGCGGATGCAATGGAGCGCGGCTCTGCACAGCAACTCAAGCCGCAGCGCGAGCAGCTCAAACCAGACGAGATGGCGCGGCGCTGGCAGGACCAGCGTGCGGCGCTCGCCGAGGAGCGCGCCAAGCGCCGGGCGACTGAGCGTCAGATGCTCGGCATCCAGCAGCAGATGGAGCAGCAGCGCGAGCAGTTCCGCCAGTTCCTGATGCAGCAGCAGGCGCGACAGACCGAGCCGGTTGACCCCGAAGTCGATGTCATCACGCACGCCAAGATGCTGGAGGCGCGTCTCCGCCAGATGGAGGGCGCGAACGTGCAGGCCATGCAGCAGCGTCAGGCGATGGCGGCGCAGCAGGCTGCTGTCCAGCAGCTGACGGCCACGGTCGAGGATTACGAGGCCGAGTTCCGGCAGGACTACCCCGACTACGACCACGCGACCGACTACCTGCTCGCTCTGGAGCAGCGCCAGCTGATCCGCGCGGGCATGCCAGAGCAGCAGGCTGCGAAGGCTGTCGAAAACTGGGCGATGAACATGGCGAATGTCATTCTGTCGTCTGGGCGCAACCCGGCGCACGTGGCCTATGAGACGGCGGTCGAGCGCGGTTATGTTCCGCAGCACGTGATGCAGCAGCTCCAGTACGAGCAGTCGCAGCTGAAACAGAACACCTCTGGCCGGGTCGCCCAGATCAAGGCGGGCCAGCAGGCGGCGCAGACGATCAGCGGCGGCGGCATGGTGGCGGCGGACAGCAACTCGCTAAAGTCCATCGCCAACCTGAAGGGCGCGGCCTTCGACAAGGCGTTCGAAAAGTTCATGCGGGGAGACTGATATGGGCATGCTTGGGTCGGTGGCTGGCGTGGTCCGCCGGGGGGCTCGTGGCGCCCCCCGGATCGGCGCGGCTCCTCGTGTCTACGGCGGGGGGGCTCTGGAAGCCCCCGCGCTGGGGCAGGGGAGGCTCGTGATGAGGATTGCAAGTCGGCTGAAGGCTATGCACCCGGACGCCGACAACGCGCAGGTGCTGGCCGCAGCGCAGAAAAAAGTCACCGAGATGATGGGCCTGCGTTAAAGGTTCGCTAATAAACTCCCCCCCTTGCTAGGGGCTCGTCAGCTCCACGGACGGAGCGATCTATCCCTCAGTCGCGATGCGACGAGGCTCGTCTGATCCACGGACGGATTGCTTAGCCGAGTACCTGTTTGAGCAAGGGCGCGTCGCGCGCCGCCGCAGGGTCGCAACCAACAACAACAACATGGATCAACCCAATGGCAATCAAGACATACGCCACGGGCGATGCCGAAGTCGTCAAGATTTGGAGCAAGCGCCTTGCGCGCGAGGCACTCAAGAAGTGCATCATCGCTCCGTATATTTCTGACTCAGGCGACGCTCTGGTCACGCTCGAACCGGACACCCAGAAGGGCCCCGGCGACCGCGTTACCGTCACTCTCCGCATGCAGTTCACTGGCGCGGGGGTGACCGAGAACGAAACCCAAGAGGGCAACGAAGAGGCCATCGTCACGTACACGGATAACGTGTCGCTCGGCGAACTCTCGAACGCCTTCCGCCACAAGTCCAAGATGGCGCAGCAGCGCGTGCCGTTCAAACTCGCCAAGGAAGGCAATGACGGTCTCTCCGACTGGCACGCCGACCGCCTCGACACCGTCTTTTTCAACCACGCGTGCGGCTTTACTCCAGCCAACACGCAGGCGGCGAACGGCCAGTACAACGGCTTCAACACCGTCGTGGCCCCATCGACTGGTCGTATCCTGTGGACCGAAACCGGCGCCACCGCCGACCAAGACCTCGACTCGTCCGGCGACGAGATGACGCTCAACATGATCGACCGTGCCCGCGAACTCGCGGAGACCGGTGGCTCAACGAACCTCGTTCCGATCCGCCCGATCAAGGGTCTTCCGGCTGGCGCAAAGTACGTCTGCTTCATCCACCCGACGCAGGCGACCTCGCTCCGCACCTCGACCACGACCAACAACTGGATGGACTTGCAGAAGGCCCTCCTGTCCGGCTCCAAAGGCGACGACAGCCCGATCTTCAAGGGTGGCCTCGGTGTCTACAACGAGACGCTACTCGTTGTGTCGAACCGGGTCACGCAAGGCGTCAACGGCTCAACCGGCGCCGCCATCTCGACGGTGCGGCGCGCAGTGTTCTGCGGCGCGCAGGCTCTGATCACCGCCTACGGTCAGGGCTTCTCGCCGGAGAAGTGGGAAGTGAACGAGGAGACCTTCGACTTCAAGCGTCAGTACGCGATGAACGGTCTCACGATCTTCGGCATGAAGAAGACTCGGTTCAATTCGAGCGACTTCGGCACGATTGTGCTCTCGTCCTACGCTGCGAACGCGGCATAAGGGAGAACATCAGATGCCAGCTCGTGATTATGGCTACCAGCTCGTCCACTATCTTCGGAAGGGCATTACTTTTGCGGACAACGGCCTGACGGTCACCATCGGTGACATTCCGGCTGGGTCTCTCATTCTCAGGCCAGTGTCTGGCGTGGCAATTCATGTCGCCTTCAACGGCGCCACGACCAACACGCTCGATATCGGCCCGTCTACCGATGCCGGAACGAACCTCTACGCGACGCTTCTCGCTCTTGGTTCGATTGGCTACGTCGCGCTCGACGAGGCGGTCACCAACTTGGTTACCGTCGAGACACGCGTGCAGGCGGCTGTCGTTTCGACGACGGGCGCTACGGCGGGCGTCGGCGAAGTGCTGATCGCCTACGCGCCTGACAACGACATGTAACGGCCTTGCCTTTTGGGGCACAGCAGTCGCGGGTCGTACACAAGCCTCCTGTGTGCGGCCCGCGATTTGCGTTCGGAGGAATTAGAATGAGCAACCACGTCGGCTCGCGCCGCCGCACGATTGTCGCACAGCAGACGGCAGACATGAGGGCTACGCTACCCGCAGGCTTTGTCGGTGGCTTCGCGGGGTCTGACGTGCGTCCGATGGTGCCTGAGACTGACAACGGCATGGTGCATGCGGAGACAATCCCGACAAAGCGGCGTGGCCCCGGTCGCCCCCGTATCCGGCGAGTTGAGGTATGAGCACCTACGGGGCGATGCAGACACGCATAGCGTCCGACTTAGAGCGCGCTCTGGCTGACACGTCCTTCGCTTCACGCACGTGGGCGGATGAGATCAAGGCCGCAATCGGCGACGCGATCACGATTTACCAGTCCAAGAGCTGGTGGTTCCTGCAGCATCCCCACGCGGGGGTGGGCGGGACAAAGACAAACACGACGATTGCGAGCAACTCCTACGTCGCCGAGCCTACCGGTCTGGTCGAGCTGGTCTCGCTTCGCCTGACGGCGTCGAGCCAGCTGAAGATGCTGACCCCGATCACGATACAGGAGATGGAGAGCCGCCACGACGGCACGACATCGACCAACGAGCCTTTCGAGTACTGTCGGTATGGCAGGCGCGTGCGGCTCTATCCGACGCCGAATGCCGCATACACGCTGACGTGGACCGGCATCTTTGAGGAAGCCGATCTGGTGGCTGACGGAGACACCAACAACTGGATGACGTACGGCGAGCTGGTAATCCGCGCGATGGCGAAGCTGATCCTGCTGCGTGACTACATCAAGAGCTACGACGACATGCAGGCGGCGGCGGCGGCGGTTCAGGTCGCCGAGCAGGCGCTCGACCGCGAGCACGCAAAGCGCACGGCGACACGGCGTCTACAGGTGAGGTGGTAGGTGCCTGAAGAGATGCCGCCCGCGATGTTTACCTACGAGACGACGCCTGACACGCGCATGCTCGTCGTATGCACGGTGGGCAGCTGCCGTGGCGCTGCGCGCGTGGGCTCCAAGGGACTGGATGACGCAAAGGCTCGCGCCGAGGCGCAGGCCAGAGCCAAGCTTGCGGAGACGCCGCAGTGATCGAGTTTGGTGTCTGGTCTCCAAACCTCCCGATGGTGCGGGCTCCGCATCTCAGGCAGGCGAACAACTGTGTGCCGACGCTGGAAAGCTACGCGCCATTCCGGGACATTGCAGTCTCGACAAACGCGCTCGACGCAAAGTGTCAGGGCGCGATCTGCGCCCGCGACATTGACCAAGCGGCTCACATCTACAGCGGCAACGCGACCAAGCTGTACGAGCTGGAAAACTTCACGTGGACAGACCGATCCAAGGCGGGCGGCTATGGCCCCCTCGCCTCGACTCAGCGGTGGCGTTTTGCGACCTACGGCGACCGACTGATTGCGACGAACGGCACGGACGCGGTGCAGTTCATCGACATGAGCAGCGGCACGGTGTTCGCAAACCTAGGCGGGTCTCCGCCGACAGCTGAGCTGGTGACTTCGTTCGGCGAGTTCGTCGTGCTGGGGGCGACGACCGGCTCGCGCATGACTATTCACTGGTCTGGTTTCGGCAGCTCCACTTCGTGGACGCCGGGCACAAACCAGAGCGACGAGCAGGAGTTTGCGGACGGCGGACGCATCACCGGCTTTGGTTCGCTGGACGTGCTCTACATCTTTCAGGCGCAAGCTATCCGCCGCATGAACTACGTCGGCGGCGCGACCATCATGACAATCGACAAGCTGATCGATGGGATCGGCTGCGTCGAGCCAAACTCGCTGTGCCAGTGGGGCCGCCTGTTCTTCTTCCTTGCAGAAGACGGGTTCTACATGTTCGACGGCAATGACGTGACGCCAGTCGGCGCGGGTGTGTTCGACGCATGGTTCCGAGACAACTCATCCTCTGGCCAGTGGCCGCAGATGTCGGCGGCAATTGATCCGCGTCAGAAGCTGGTGTGCTGGGCGTTCTGCTCGGAAGCCAACTCGAACGGCATTCCAGACACCGTGCTGGTCTACAACTGGGTCTCGCAGCGCGCGACGGTCGCGACAGTCAACTGCGAGATACTGCTGTCTGCGGCGTCTCTCGGCGTGTCACCGGACGACCTGACGACGACAGACGTAGACGCGATGACGGTGTCGTTCGACGACCCTGTGTGGCTCGGCGGCGCAAACTACCTCGCCGGGTTCTCGACGGCGCACAAGATGGGCTCCATTCTGGGCGGGGCTGGGTTGTCGCTTGAGGCGCTATTCGAGACTGGCGACACGATGCTGGGTGGGCAGGGGCGCTCGACCGTCGAGTGGATGCGCCCGATCTCCGACGCGACCACGGCGACAATCGCGGCGGGCGCGAGCCTCTTGCCGACTGACAACCCGACTTACACAGGCTCGGTGTCGATGCAGCCGAGCGGGCGCTGTCCGCTGCGTGGCGTCAACGGCAACTTCACGCGCGCAAAGCTGACGATCCCGGC